CCCCAGAAATTTTATGGGTGATGTCGAAAGATACTACAGCAACAGTTTCAATTCTAGATGTCAATTACGTAACCGTAAAACTGGTAGAGTATATCCTCACAGTTATGACATCGAAACAAGTTACAACTCTTTCCTATCACACCTAAAAGAGTCCTTCCCATATGTCAACCTACTAGGATTCAGAATACTATCTAAAGGTGAGGGTGGTTCTTACTTCAGACAGCAATCTGTTAGAGGTTACTTCAAAGGTTCTTGGGAGGAAGCATCAGCATCCTACAAAAAGAATAGATTCTTTGAAATGGACAACTCTGGTTTTGATAAGTTATTCATCCTACCATCAACCAATACAACTGACGATCATTCGATGGAAGAACTTGATGAGGGTGCAACCAAGGCACAGATCAGATCTGCATTCAAGAAGATGTTTAAAGGTAAAGCATCCAATAAAAGATTGCTCACATCATTCTCTAAGACAGTTGCATAACCACTTGACAAAGTGTCCACTAACCCCCTATAAGGGGGTTTTCCTATGTCATAATGTATACATAGACAACAGGACACACAATGCCATTCAAAACAGAAATCCCAGTGACAACACAAGACCTTGTTACTTATCTAAAAGATAACTTCGGAGACGAAGTTGCTGTACCTCAATTAATGAATGCAGCAGATGAATTCAAATGCTCTCTCGCTACAGTTAAGAAGCGTTTGAAGACTTACAAAAAAGGTATAGGTAAGTGGAACCTTACAGTACAAGAAGTACGTAAACAACTTGAGAAGACTTATGTTCAAGAACAGAAAGTATCTCTAGTACCACTCAAGGATGAGAACTTTGTACCATTCGGTAACTTCAATGCAGTAAAGAAGATACTTAAGTCAGGTGCATTCTACCCAACATTCATTACAGGATTGTCAGGTAACGGTAAAACATTCGGTGTAGAACAAGCGTGTGCTCAACTAAATAAAGAGTTAATACGTGTAAACATTACCATTGAAACAGACGAAGATGATCTTATTGGTGGGTTTCGTCTTGTTAACGGTGACACTGTTTGGCATAATGGACCCGTTATCGAAGCTTTGGAAAGGGGAACTGTCCTCCTTCTAGATGAAGTCGATCTAGCATCTAACAAGATACTATGCTTACAAAGTATTCTTGAAGGTAAGGGAGTCTTCCTTAAGAAGATAGGTAGATACGTCCATCCTGCAAAAGGTTTCAACGTAATTGCTACAGCAAACACAAAGGGTAAAGGTTCTGACGATGGTAGATTCATCGGTACCAATGTTCTTAACGAAGCATTCCTTGAGAGATTTGCTATTACTCTAGAGCAAGACTATCCATCACCTCAGACAGAGACAAAGATTCTTAACAAGATTTCTTCCAACAAACAGTTCTGTGAAAGACTTGCAAGTTGGGCAGACATTATCCGTAAGACATTCAAGGATGGTGGAGTTGATGAAGTGATCTCTACACGTCGTCTTGTACACGTTGTGAGAGCATTTGATATCTTTGGTTCTAAAGAAACTGCTATCCAGTACAGCATCAACAGATTCGATGATGAGACAAAGCAAGCATTCCTTGAGTTGTATGACAAGATCGATGCTGATTTCGATGTTGCACCACCAACACCACTATCAGATAATCCACAAGGTTGACTTCTGATTTAAAAAGAGTTATTATAAGGGGGTTCAAAACCCCCTTTTTTGTGGCATTCAAATATGATGAGGATAAACTCCTCAGTGAAGTTGCAGACTACATATCGCAAACTTACCAACAGCATTATTCAAAAGGTAATGTTCAAACACTTGACCTGATAGATTCTGTTGGAGATGCAGAAGCATTTTGTAGATCGAACATTCTTAAATATGCTTCTCGATATGATCGTAAGGGTTCAGCGAGAAAAGATATTGTAAAAATTGTTCACTATGCTATACTGTTATTGCATTTCAATGACAAGAAAGCAACCTCTAATCTAAACATCTCTGGTTCTACAGCATTTACTGTAGATTACGACAAATAAATTATGACAACTGAGACTATTGTTAAACTTTCCAAGAGAACGCAGAACGTCCTCAAAAACTTCGCAACCATCAACAAGTCTATTATTATTGAGAGTGGTAGCAAAGTTAGGACACTCAGCATCAACAAAAACATCTATGCTTCTGCTAAAGTCACTGAGAAATTCCCAAGAGAAATCCCGATTTATGATCTGGGTGTATTCCTCTCTGGTCTATCATTGTTTGAGAATCCAGTATTCGACTTCACGCATACTCAAAAATTAATTACTCGTGATGAAGTAACAAACGCAACTACAACATTTTTCTATGATGAGGCATCGATTATCAATCCTACCTTACCTACGAAAGATATTGCAATGCCAGAAGTTGATGTTAGTTTCAATCTTAGAGCAGAAACTTTAAACAATATCTTACGTGCAGCAGCAGTATATAAAGTTGAAGACTTATGTGTTTACAATAAAGGTGAGAAGGTTCATCTTATGGTATGTGACAAGAAGAATGAAACATCAAATACTTACAGTGTACCAGTTGGTAAGAATGAATTTGATACTGAGTTCTGTTTTTGTTTCAAGGTAGAAAACATAAGAATATTACCTGGTGATTACAACGTTGAAATATCTTCTAATAAGATAAGTCGTTTTAAATCTGAAGGTAATGGAGTAGAATACTTTATTGCATTAGAACCATAATGTTTAGAAGATCTCTTTTTGATGTTCCAATATTCATAGTCCCAGTAGGAGATTGGCAGAACCAAAAGAGTGCCTTCTTAGATAGAATGGATTGGAGTGATAAGGATTGTCAGTTAGAACATTGTTGGACAGACTATCATAAGTTTTTCAAAGCAGGAAAGATGCCTGATTACTTTGATCACTTGATGGCAATCCTTGATTTACCGATGCAAATATTTCAAAGAGAGAATCCTGGTGCCTATGTAAATTCTGCTTGGTGTCAAAGATATTCTAAAAATAGTCAGTACCATCCTGCACATACACACGGTGCTATCGGATGGTCTTCTGTTTTCTATGCACAACTAGGATATGGACATAAACCAACTGCATTCATTTCACCTATAACTGACCCTTGGTCAGGACATATTGATGAAGCATTCCCAAATGTTAAAGAAGGTGATATGATATTCTTTCCATCATATTTAATTCATCAATCATTACCACACAATAGTAACGAAGATAAAATTATTTTTAGTATGAACTTTGTGAAATCTGAAGAAACAATCTATGTCTGAATCATTTCTCTGGTCTGAACAATACCGTCCTCACAAAATAGATGATTGTATTTTACCTGACCATCTAAAAAATATGCTACAAGGATTTGTAGCAAAAGGTGAGATACCTAATTTATTATTATCAGGAACAGCAGGAGTCGGTAAGACTACTGTAGCAAAAGCATTATGTGAAGAAATAGGAGCAGATTACTATGTTATTAATGGGTCTGATGAGGGTAGATTCTTGGACACTGTACGCAATCAGGCAAAGTCCTTTGCTTCTACTGTTTCTCTTACATCTGAATCAAAGCATAAAGTTATTATTATTGATGAAGCGGATAATACGACACACGATGTACAACTCCTACTCCGTGCAGCGATTGAGGAATTCCAGAACAACTGTAGATTTATCTTCACGTGTAACTACAAGAACAAGATACTAGAACCTCTACATTCTAGATGTAGTTGTATTGAATTTAATATTACAGGAAAAGAAAAACAAACTCTTGCAGCAGAATTTTTTACTCGTGTACGTGAGATATGTAAAGAACAAAAAGTTGAAGCAGAACCACGTGTACTAGCAGCACTTATCAATAAACATTTTCCAGACTTTAGAAGATCACTTAATGAGTTACAAAGATATGCTTCACTAGGTAAGATTGATACAGGTGTCTTAGCAGTTGTATCGGATACAAAGATAGAAGATTTGATGTCATCATTAAAAGATAGACAATTTACTGCTATGAAAAAATGGGTAGTTCAAAACTTAGATAACGATCCTAAACAAATAATGCGTAAAATATATGATTCCCTGTATACATATTTAGAACCCGCATCAATCCCTGCTGCTGTCTTGATAATAGGTGAGTATCAGTACAAGTCTGCCTTTGTCGCTGATCAAGAAATTAATCTAGTAGCATTTCTCACAGAGGTTATGTCGGAGTGTAAATTCAAATAACCAAATATTACCTAATATGGAATATGAAAATCTAAAAAAACGATGTATATCTTGTAAACAAATACTACCAATAAACAAATTCAGAACAGAGAGGGCACGTGTCAGGGATGGTACAACCAACACCTGTAAACAGTGTCATAATAAAAACACACTAATAGCAAGAAACTTGAGAATGCAACTCATAGAAAAAGTAGAACGAGGACAAGCAGAGTATCCCAAAGGTTGTCATTGTTGTGGAAAGATGGTAGACTTTAAACATCTATGTGCAGATCATCGCCACGATACAGGTGAACTACGAGGGTGGTTGTGCCACCATTGCAATAGAGGTATCGGACACCTAGGTGATAACCTAGAAGGTGTTCAGAATGCTATTCACTATCTTGAAGGTAATGTAGCAGTACACTACTGGAAAGATCTGAACTATTCTACTGAGGACTTGCTCAAAGAAGGTGAGATTGAACCTTTAGTTGAGAAGAAGACTCACTCATTGGAGGATTTTCTTTATTAATGTATTATAACTTTCGTGATGCTTTGACTGATTGTAGGTCTGTTGTACACCTCATAGGTATGCACGGACCTAACTTAATAGGATTAGAACTAGGTGTTGATACAGCACAGAGTCACGTAACTTTATTACAGAATTGCCCTAACATAAAAAAATTATATGGTGTAGATAACTGGAAACCTTATACAGATTATTTACGAGAGGATGGAATACACGCACCATCGCAATCAACTACTGAACCACAGATGGAGTTGAATGAGTTTACTGCAAAACATCATATCAAGTGGTCAGGTGAGCAACATAAATCAGAAATCTGGAAAGGTAATAC